CTCAATAAACCTTGCCAGGGTCAAGCAAGGCCGTGATGCCAATTGGCAGGCTGTGCAGCGCCTTCTCTGTGGCCTCTTGTCTGTTCTCGTAGAGATGGCCGACCAGAAGCATTAGCGCAGCCTTAACAGATGCTGGCAAAGTCGCGCTACCGGCCACATATCGAACCTTCACGGCATTCGTCGTGTCGCGTGTATCGGGCCATTCCGCACCGTAAACAAGCGTCACTTGATGGTCTTGCGTCGAGTAGTCGTTTAGGAAGTAGAGCGCTGAAGAAAGCGTCTGCGTAGTTCCAGCCGTGTCAACATAGGTCACGCTTGTGATTGACGCTGCTGGGATGAGAGGCAGGCTGATCCCGCCATCAGGGAAGGCATCTAAGGCAAGCTCAATCGTCTGCACTCCAATAGCCAAGTTTGCATCGTGCTGGACCTTCGCCATTGCGGCCAGCAAGAATCCGTCAATCAACGAATCCTCTGCGCTGGAATCAACGCGCAGAAATGACTTCAGGTCTGCCGTGGTGATAACGGCAGTGGCTGGCGTGATGATCTTGTGGGCCATTGATGTTCAGACGTAAAAAAGCCCGCTCGGGGCGGGCTTGGTTGAATCAACCATGGCAACTTTAAGAAAAGCCAAGAACGTTTTTCACGGCCTCTTTGTATTTAACGGCCATTGCTTGATAGCCTAACAGGCTTGGATGCTGGTTATCACCATTGGTAAGACCAGTGATATACCTGGCGGGCGATGCGTTGTTACTTACAACAACATCGAAGTCAGCCACACCGACGCCGCTCCCCTCAAGTGACCGAACAAGCGAGTTCAACGCTATTCTCAACAAGTCACTAGCACCATCTGTAATCGTTGAGCTTGGCGGCTGGGTAGCAAGAATTGGCCGAACGTTATATTTTCTGCATTCCTCGATAAATGCAGAGATATGGAATTTGAAGTTGTTAAGCGCCCAAGGTGCAGAGCCTGCAGAGTTGCCATCATTCGCCGACCAAGGGAACATGGTTGCAGTCTCAAGGCCACCTTGTCTTATCACCTCAAGGAACGTCAACCATGTGGCGGCCTTTCCTTGACCTGAGCACGCATAGCTGACAACACTATGGCGTCCGATTCCTTCAAGTGTTAGCTCTTGAGAAGCAATGTGCGACCAAGACCATGTGCCGTTGTTATTATCGAATGATCCTTGACCTTTCGATATTGAATCACCAAATATGCCGTGGTTGTATATTGGCTTTATTAACATAGCCTGCACAGCTGTACACAAAAACCATTGATGATTGGCTAGCGGTGTAACGGCAGTAACAGTACCAACATGGTCGCCTGCAGTTATCTGCCCGTAAATGCTGCGTCTGGCATATGTATTGTATACACCCATATTTGTGGCAGATGTGCCAGCATTTAACGCAGAATAGCCCGTTGCAGTTGCAACATATGCCCGGTGCTGGATAATTCGCAAGTCCTCTTTGCCTGCTTCCGTGCAAGCCACTGGTGTTTGCGCGATCCAGTCAGAATAAACAAACTTTGGCACCGTGTTTGCGCCGCTACCAGACAGCGCAACAGGAACGACATAGCTGGTAACAGAGCCTGCAGTTCCATTCCATACATCACCCGCTAATGCTGTTGCCGCATTATCGAATGTCACTGATGTATGCGTCAGCCCAGTGCCGTTGTTTCCCAGCGTTGGAGACGGTGCAGTTTTTGCTGAAGTAATTGTGTAAGTTGTTCCACCATAGTTTGCATATTGGAACCTTACCGCGTTGTAGTCGCCTTCGACCATCCAAGCGGTATTAAACGTAAACGCTGCGCTTACGTTTTGTCCAGTAGCTCCAAGCGGCTTTAATGTTTGAATCTGGCTGGCAATTGATGCTGTCGCAAAGCTCGACGAAACGTCATCAAAAAGACCAGTCCCGAGCAGCAGCATCGCTTCGTCTTGTGATCTAAATTCTTGTTGGCCATTAAGCCAAACAGATTGTTTGCCGGTCACAGACAGCTCAGGCCAATTGTTTTGGCTTCCGACATATTTAATGGTTGGCATTATTCATTTCCCTTCTTATTCTCGGGCGCATTTCCCTTTGATTTCGTTTGCTTTTCTTCCTTTGGCTCGGAAGTCCAACCCTCTTTCATTGAGACTTCAATTAAGTCTTTGTCTTTAGTTTCAATTTCTTGGCCTTTGGCGAATGTTTCAATCTCTACGCCTCGGTGAGCCCAAGAAAATTCAGTAATTGCAATTAGCTTCATTCAAAGCCCCAATGAAAAAGGCCCCAATGCAGGGGCCTTGTGTTTCTAGATAACTGGTTTTATTAAGTTGTGGCGATCTTGAGCAGCTTGATTGCCTGGGTATTGCGCAACTTCCCTCCCACACGTTTGCGTATGTAGAACTTGACGTAACCAGGGGTCGTGATCTCGTCACGAGTCATGCGCATCCCTACGCGGTCGGCAATCAAGTAACCTTCCTTGAAGTCACCGAATGCGAGAGGGAAGGCGTTGGCCGCTACTGCTGGCATGTCTTCAGCTTCGACAATCGGGAAGCCTGCAAAGCTCGCTGGCTGACCTGCGGCCAAAGATGGCTGCCACATATATGCGTTAGTGGTGGCTTCCTTGTACTTACGGATGGAAGACAGCACAGCCTTTGACGTGAGCCAAGTGGCATTCCTGCGATAACGTGCACGCAGCGAATAGATCATGTCGAAGAACACGTCGGGGCTTGTAGGCATAGCCGATGCTTGACCGCCTGCGATGTACTGCAAGGTGCCGAATGCGCGGCTGGAGTCAGCCGTAGTCACTGGGGTTGGGCCAGCCAGAATGCCGGTGGGCTTCTTGGTGCCGTTGCCTGAAACAAAGGAAGCGCCTTCGCCTGCAAAAATGGCATCTCCAGCCGACATCGTTAACCACTCTTCGACGTTGAAAAACAAATCGTCAAGCGATTCTTCTGTTGCTTGAGGCTTCGCAGACGCCATGCCGAACGTTGGCGCAACTTCTGCCAGGTCAGACGTGTTGGTCTGGTTGCGTGTGTCGGGTTCGCCGAGCCACTCAAAGCCCGCACCGTTAATGTCGAACAGCTCTTTGTAATCAGGCGTGCCAACAGTCCGGACGGTAGCCAAGGCGCGGATCGGAGAAATATCAACACCGATTAGAGCAATTGCACGCTCGATTTCTTCAGGCAGCGCAAAGCCGCCCGACGCGTTGGTGCTGGTGCGAACGTCTGCAGCTTTAGCCTCTAGTTGACGCTGCGCCTCCGGAGCTTGGTCGCCACGTTTGCGGGTCCAGTTGATAAACGCGCTTTTGTACTCGGCTGCCTCACGGCTTGTGCTGTCGCCTTTGGTGTCAAAAACACCGGGGCGGTTCAGCTTGATTTCCATCGATTCGAGCTTGGCTTTGATCTCGGTCATGGAATCAAGTGCGCCGTCCATCTTGGCGAGCTTGGCTTCCATGTCGCCGGTAACTTTGCTGGCCTTAATAGCCTCCAACTTTGCATCGTTGGTTTTCTTGTATTCCTCAAACGTGGTGCCGATTTGCTCGACCATTTGCTTGATTTCGGTAGTCATAACTTTCCTTTAGACGTAAAAAAAGCGCCTCGAGGGCGCTTTGCGGTTGGTGATTTGAGAATCAGTGGATGATTGAATTCAGCCTTTGCAGGGCTGCTTTCAGTTCCCCAACTTCGTCAGAATCACTCCGACTAGATAGGGTTTTGATACGGCTCACGAATGAAACCGCGTCTTGCTTGGAGAATCCTGAATCTCTCAGGATTCGCTCGGCATCTTTGAGGGTGTTGATTTCTTCCGTTGACTTAACTTGAGTCACACGGGCTTTTGTGTTGGCGGGGAAAGTGACGAGAGAAACTTCCCACAACTCAACCTCGGTGAGCGTGCGGATTTCTGACTTCTCGTCATAGTTAGATTGCTTGGTCATGAAGCCAATGGACAAGCCATTGATCGCGCCCATCTTGAGCAGCGCGTGAGCCTCTTTGCCCTTGACGGTTTCCATTGCCAGCTTGCCGGACAACTTCAGACCGTTGGCGTCTTCCGTCATGTCCGTCCAGATGCCGATTGGCTGACCGGCGTCGTGCTGCCACAGCATGGCGGGCATTGTTTTTGCCCGCTTGTGCTCAGAGATTGACTTGATGAACGCGCCTTTTTGGATGATGTCGGCGTAGCTGTCTTTGACGCCAAAGACAGAGCCGTAACCCTCGATGGTTCCATCCTCGTTGACTGCTTTGACCTCAAAGCCACAGTCAAGGTGTTTTGTCTGCATTCGTGTCTCCAGTGAAGCCCGTTGTCATGTTCATTGGCGTCAGGTATTTGTCACCACCATCGCGGGGGTCTCTACCCTCTTCGTCGCGCCATTCGTTCGGGCTAAGCAGCCCCATTTCCACCATCGTGCGGGCATAGACTGCGCGGGCATTCATATCACCAGCCACCAGATAACGGGTATCAAATTCAGCGTAAAGAGGCCCGCTACCGTCTAGCAGCATCTCGTCGATACGCTGCGTCCAGGCTCGATGCCATGGGGCCAATGTGTGCTTAACGTGGGCGCTGAAGAACGCTTCAGAGCTTGCGAACGTGGCGGACTTATCTGAGTGCCCAACCATGATGGGGAACACCCCATAACCCCTGCAAATTTCCTCAATCTGCAGCCGCCGGGTCTCAACATGCTGCGCATCGACCCCAGTTATTGAGGTGTTGAACCACTTGGCGGCACGATCCAGAATCAGCGGGGTGCCTGCGTTATCTGGACCGCTTTTTTGCTTGAGGAATGACGCAATCCGCGCATGCTGCTCAGGGCTTAGGTTGCCTTCTACCGTGTAGGTGCCTGAAGGCTTCAAGCCATTGGCATGCATGGCGGACTGGCTGCGCTCTGTCGCCATTGCCAGACCAATAGCAGCCCGCGCAAGCGTCACCGCATTCATGGGCTTAACCCAATCCCATTGCAGGTTATTCAGCAGAAAAACATCGTCCGGCTTGAACTCCCCAATCATGCCGAATTGATCCCAGCAGCGATACCGAAGGCCGTAGCGCGAGGTGCGCTCTACATCCCATTGGCCAGGCATTACCGGCAACAACTCGCGCACCCTGCGGTTATCGCCGCGCACCTTGATGGACAACGCCGCACCAGTTAGCGCCGCATGGATGGTCATCTGCCGACGCCACTCAAAACTGGTCTGCCACTCGTTTGGGCGACGGCTCAACAATCGGTACTCGGGAATGTTGGTCGCCTTCTGCCGCGTCCCGTCGTCCATTTCCCTGTACACGTGCAGGTTAGGCGTTGCGCACCCATCAGCAATAGTCTTAACGCATGCCAACACGGTCGAAACCTGGAGCGCAGTCTTGTCAGTGACAGTTACCCCGGCCACACTCCCGCCGCCCACTCCGTCGATCAGGCTTGCCACCTGGTCGTAGGTGAGCTGGGTCGCTTTGCGGCCCAAAAGTCGGTCAAGTAGTTTCAAGCGGCAACATCCCAGAATGAACGGCCTTGGGCCTCAGGGTTAAGCGCGAGCAGATAGACGGCGCTGAACAGGGCCATTAAAGGATCAATCTTGGCGGTGCCGCTGGCCTGCTTTGTGATGGAAATTGCGTTTCCAACAGGCACGATTCGGGCATTGCCGACGCACCAGTTCATCAGCGGTTGCCCACCATGAATAAGGGCACCTTCTGCAAGCCTGCGCTCAGTTGTTTTAATCGTGCCATGCAGCTTCCATCCTTGGGACACCCCAATAATCTTTTCTCTTGGAACGTCTCGTTCTTCGATGGCTTGGACAATGCTGCCAATGCCGTGAACGTCCACGCCGATCTTGTCTAGCTTCCCAGAAGCCTCGATCATTGCGATGAGGTCGGCAACCTGGGCAACGTCTTCGCCGACTTGATCGACCAGCACAACGTCACCATCTTTGGCAAAGTCGCGCAGCTTTGAGGCTTCACTTTTGCGGCGCTCCAAAACACTCGGATGCGCCCATGCTCTTGTCCACGCCCACCAGTTGCCTGACTCATCGCGGCCCGCCACAGCGAAGCCCAACATGTCATCAAGACCGCCGCCGTCGATACCTACATCAACGACTTCGCACTTATCCAGCAGCCAATCAAGGCTGAAGGCTGGAACCGCTTGCTTTTCCCAAAAGTCAGCACCAGCCCAACGGTCAGAGCGTAGGTTTAGGCCGATCTCCACGTTGGCATGCTTTGCCAAGAAGCCTCGGAACGAGTCGCCTCCAGCCAGTTCAGCCTTCTTGAATTCGCGCTCTAGAAACGCCTGATCGACGGAATACCCCATGTTGGGGTTCACCATCGCCATGTTTTCCAGCTTCAGGCAATCACCGTTCGCCACCATCTCTGGTGAGTGCTCAAAGATGATCGGTACGAAGCCGGGGTCAATAATCTTGCCGTCCCGAACGTCGCGGGCGTAATCTAGTTTCTGCTTGAACACACCTGCCGGTGGTTCGTCTGACTGGGTTGTCAGCCAGATGACAAAGCCCTCAGGCCGAGAAGCTAGACCGCCTAGGGCCTCACGAAACATGTTCTCTGCACTTGCGATCTTGCCGAACAGGTGCAACTCATCAATAAGGGTGCCTACAGACTTCTTGCCGCCCACCGTGTTCTGGTCAGCCGCAAGAACCTTTAGCGTCGCATTGCTTTCTCTGTGCGTTATGGTCTTGATGTGCGTCTGAACCTGCATCAAGACATCAAGATCTTCATCCTTCTGCACCATGTCACGCGCAGGAGTAAATGCGTTGTTCGCAACTTCAACCGTAGGCGCTAGAACAGAAAACTCAGCAGACTGGCGCCAGTTTAACACCAGCGCCGTCATCATGATCCCGGCAGCGATGGTGCTCTTGGCGTTTTTCTTCGGGATGAGAATGAGCCATTCCGTGATGAGCCGCCTGCCACTTTCGGCGTCGTATGCACCAAATATCGAGCGCACCAGGTCGAACACCCACTCAGCACTAGACTCGCCAAATGTCGGACTGCCAGGCGCGTCAACAATCTTCAATTGCTTGAAGATGGCAAGCGCCTGTTCTGCCTGCTCTGGGAATATCGGTGGCGGGATGATTGATTTCCCCGCCCGCAGCCTATCCGCCCAATCTGGGCACGATGTAGACCACTCCAAAATCAGACCTTCTTGCCGCCTGCGGCAACCAATTTAGGCGGGGTTGCGGATGCAAACTTGCTCGCAACCTTCTTGGCCGCCTCCTTTTGGGCGTCTTTCTTCCCGCCCTCGCCAGCCTTGATGTGCACATACTGGGCAGCAGCTATTCCGGCCTTCAGTTGGTCAGGAGACGGTTCTATCTTTCCTTGCATCACGTCCAAGAGGAATTGCAGCGGGTCGCGCGAGTCAGTCGGCTCGGTATCAGCGGGCGGGGTTGATGGCGGGCGACCAGCGCCAGGGCGAGAGCCGCCAGAATTCGGCCTTGCACCACCTGAATTGGCCCTAGGGCCACCACTCCTACCTTTTGCACCGGCCATTTGCTACTACCTTTTGCTGCTGATTCCTCCAAAAGGGGAATTTTTTGTCCAAATGCG